CCTGCATCTGTTGGACTTTGATCTGAAACATTACCTGCTTCTTCAACAAATCCTGCTGAAGCACCAGTTGCAATCTTTGGCATTCTAACTCTATTTGTTAGACCACCAAGATATGTAACACCTAAATTAGACATTACTTGCTTTGCTCTTAATGCTTCAATGAACAAGTCACCTCTTTGGATTTGTGGAACAAACTGATCTGTTACATTTTCACTTCCAATAGCACCAGTTGCTGCAGTTGTCATAACTCCTGATCTCCAAGCAAAATCTGGAACATAGAAACCTTGTGATTTCTTACCTGTTCTTTTTGCGATTTCGTCTGAAAGTTCTCTTTCATAACCGACTGCATCGTGATTGTTTGTTACTTGTGCCTGTATCATGTTTCCTAAAGAATAAGTTCTTTTCTCTTTAGCTGACTGCTCAATCACAGTAACAGGTGTATCAAGTGGTTTATCATTGCCAATAACGTCAAGAAGTTCACCTCTGAACTCATCTAAGTTAATGCCACGACCTAAAGCAGCTTCGCCTAAATCTGCCTTATTGTGCTTTCTTGCTAAAGTCATTATTTCTTTAGCATTTCTTGATGCTGATTTGGCTGCTTCTGCCCTTACTGCATCAATATCGATATTTTCAGACATATTTTTCTCCTTTATCTGAATGGTTGATTTTAATGTTTCGGAACTAGAACGACCAACACCAACAAGACTTGACTGATCTGCAGGAATTGAAACAATGCTAATTTCCATTGGCGTGGTCTTCACTCGATAGTACTCATCAGGATCATCTTCACGCTTTACTTTTCCGTCAATACGATAGCCAACACTAATATTTTGTCTAATCCCATCAACAACATCATTGAACACTTCAGAAGCCTGCTCACTTTTTCCAAAGCGAACAGATGCCCTTAATCTTCGAGCATTTTCATCAAGTTCAACTGATTCGACAACTCCTATCTGCTTTTCCATATCGTGATCTAATAATAATGGCGCACGACCAGAGTTTAAAAATTCTAGGTTCATATTTTCTTTAGTATGATCCATAACTTCCATTCCAAATTGCCTTTTAACAGGTTCTTCACTTGAAACACCAACTCTAACAGTTCTATTTGCTTGATCTATGGTTTTTTCATCTAAATGGATTGCTCTGTAATCTAAAGAAATAGCTTCTTTTCTTTCATCTTCAGATGCAGTTTCTTCAACAACTTCTTCAACTACTTCTTCAATAGTTTCTTCAACTGCTTCCTCTTTATGCTTTTCAAATACAATTGTAACTGTTTCATCAGTTTCTTGCACATCTACAACATGACGATTTTCCATTTCTGCACCTCTTTTGTTATCTTTTGTGAATGTATCACAATTTTCATTATTTGTTAAGTTTGCTTCACTTCTTTCATCTTCATCTATATTATCCAACTGTCTATCTTTATTTCTTGCCCAACTTTGACCAACATCACCACCCCATAAAGCCCAAGCAATTCTGCCTGCTGATGGATAACCATCTTCACCGGGACTAAATCCTTCACCTTCTTTATCAACTTCATGTCTTGAGAAATAACTATGCATTCTCCTAACAGTATCTGGTGACACTTCTTGTTGATTAACTAATTGTCTTGCTCTAGCAACACCTACTTCAGTTCCACCACGACCAAATTCTTTTCTCCAATCAAGACCTCTTTGCGCTTCTTCTGCCATTGCATCAGTTGGAGTTAAATCTATATCTTCGCCTTTATAATTCGCCATCATCGCCCTCAACTATTGGTGTTGCAGGTGATTTATTTCCAAATGGTTCAAACGCCATAGATAAACCAAATTGTTTTGCCATTTCTTTATCTCTATTAATCTGGCTAAATGTTTCTTCAACATCTCTACCATAATGAGCAGCAACATCTTGATGTGATAATATTCCATTTTGCAATCCAACAACTGCAGCATTAATTTCTTTTAATGGGTCAATCCAATTCCAACCACGACCCCTAAAAGAAGTATTATCGTAAAATTTATCAAATTTGGCTGATGGTATTGGTATTGTTCCAAAATCCATTGATGAAGACAACCAATCTTTGAAGATAACTTCTGCGAAATGCTGAACCATAAATTCTTGCAAAGTTCTATAACCATCTCTTTCATCTAATGCTCCTTGTCTTATTGAACTATAATTAACAGAAGATAAATCACTTGATAAAGCTGCATAACTAACATTTAAACCAGATGCAATTCCTCTAAGCATTGCACTTTCAAATTCAGCAAATCCAGTATTAGGATGATCTGGATCAAACATCTTCATATCATACCCAGCAGGTAATTGATGAAATGTTCCCGGCTCAACGTCTATAACTGGCATATGACCATCATGCAAATCATCACCCATATAATCATCTGAATTTGGTGTTGTTAGCATTCCCATTTTAGANGCACCAATTCTAGCAGCAATAATNTCTGCTTCACGATATGCACCTAACATTTTAAGAGTNCTAATAACAGAAACCATAAATGGCTCACCTCTAGTCATGTGAGTTCTAGTTGGCATAAAAACGTGGATCATTTCTTCTGCAGGAACTCTTATATGCTTTTGACCTTGTGATTTATTATAATGTCTATCGCCCGGATGACTTGTTAAAACCCAATATGCAACAGGTTTATGATAAGTATCTAATTCAACACCCATTCTAATTTGATTGCCATTTTCTAATACTTGATTTTTCTTTTCATCAACCATATCAGCTTCAATTAATTGTAAAGCAAAATTATCTTTATATCTTTTTCCAGATAACTTTTTAATAAATACTTCACCATCTCTAGCTAATGCTTCAATTGCATATTTCTGACAATCTAACCAACTCATTCGCCCATCAACAGTTGGATTACCTAAACGACCCCAACTTCTCCAAGCATTTTCAATAATAGCGTTTCCTGCTCTATCTAAAGTGCCATCTTCATTTCTTGCTTTAACTTGTAAATGAAAACCTTTATCACCAACAACATTTGTCTTCATAAGGTTTATATATCGTTTAGCAAATTCATTATCTCTAACTAATTCTCTTGATCTATTTCTTAAAACTTCAAGATTATATCTTAATTCACTATCTGCACTAAAAGATGAACCAACAAAATCGCCAAATAAGCGACCACCTCTAGCACCACCATAATTCCTTTTTAATACTTTAGATGGTTTCTGACCACGTTTTAAAAAATCAAATAATCCCATCTAAAACCTCACAGATATGGTTGCACCAGTTGGTTTACCTCGTTTAATTAGTTCTTTTCTTTTATGCATTGCTAATTCTTTTTTATAATAATTACGCCATTGCACTAATTCATCTGGTGACATTTTAGATAAAGAACGCCCATTAATAGAATATGATAAAACATCTGCATCTGCTCTACCTTGCAAAACAGTTTCAATTTTATCTAACATTATTTCAGGATGACTTCTAGGATCAGCATTATTATCATCTAAATCTGGTGTAATTGTCCATTCACCAGTTGTTATAACAATTCTATTGCCACTAGATGTTTCTGTCACTTCTAACTGCCAATGATATTGACCTTCATCATAATTAGATGTCGTTGAACTATTTGCAGTAAATAAATAATCAGATCCAGAGTTTGTGCCAGATATCTTTATTTCATTAGTACCACCTTGTCTAACTCTTGCCACATATTCCATTGAATGTGTTGAATTAGGATAATCAGTTGATAAGTCTGTTCTTTTCCATTGGATAAAGTCACCTGCAACAAATTCTTCTGGTTCTTCTGTAGGTGCATTGTCTGCATTAAAAAGGTTAGCCACAAATAAATCCCTTTTACAAATTTTTTATTTTGTCAAGATACTATAACCCAAAATACTATATTTTGCCATAGCTTAATTATTTCCACCCATTTATAAAGTTATTACCACGATATTTGTTAGGTCTTCTAACTGGCATAGGTGTTTCTTCTTTTGGTTTTATCTTTTCATTTTGCATTCTATCAGAAATTACATTTAAGTTTAAGTTTAAAATTGATAAAGCACCAATTGCATAAACTCGACAATCTAAGGCTTCATTTCTAGTTCTTGTTTTTATAAATTCCCTTCGTGGAAAACCTTTGTGAAATTTAGTAACAATCTTTTCACTTGATGCTAACTGTTTAAAATATTCATCTGGTCTATCATCTGGAAAATGACAATAACCTGCACCAACTTCATTAATCTTTAACCTTGAAAAAACTAACTCTTTAATATTATCAACACCTAAAGTAAATAATCTTATTTTTCCTATATTGTTTCTAGTTGGTCTTGAAACTATTGGTCTGCTTTCTCCTGCCATACCTTTAATAGCAAATATTCTTCTTCCCTCTCTAGGTCTAACAAAATTATAAACTGCTTGTGTATAGTGACCACCACTATCAATGCAAGCTGATCTAATTTGCATTTGTCGACCATCTTCAGTTTCATATATATTTTTTAAAACATTTTCTAAATCATTCCATAAATGTGGTGTTGATGGATCACCATATAAAGTTCTATAATCTACACTCCAACTTTCTTCATCTTTACCCCAACCAACAACCTCTAATTCTAATCGATCATCTTGAACGTCAACGCCACAAGTTAAAAGCATAATGTTTGCATCTAACTTATCACCAAATGGTTCTGCTCTTTCTGCAACTGCATAATCATCAACTCTTTCACCTTGATCTTCCCAACTTTCAGCTAAATAAACATTTGTCCAAACTCTTAAAGTTTCTGGCATCTTTTTAGCACTTAAAAAATCTCTTACTGCATCTGCCAATGGTGTCCAAGATGAATAAATGCCACTAATATGAAATCCTGCAACACCTTTAAATTCTTCTGTTGCTTTCCAATTACCTAATCTAACTGCTCTATATCTTTTAGGATCATCCCACGCTGAACCACATTCCTCACAAACATAACAAGCCGTTTCTGGTTTGTCTTTTTCCCATTGAACACAAGACCATTTTAATGTCTGTTCATGCTGACAATCTGGACAAGGTACATAATAAAATCGTTTGTCACTTTCTTCAAAAGCATTTTCAATTCTTGATGCACCTTTATTAGTTGGAGTTGAAACCATAACGATTTTTCTATTCCAAAATGTCGCACTTCTTTTTCTTGCTAGTTGAACTGGATCACCCTCTGAACCTGCAGAAGCAGGATAACGATCAACTTCGTCACATAACACAATTCTTATTGGTCTTGATGCTAATCCAGATGGTGAGTTTGAACCAACTAATGAAACGTGACCACCGGGAAATACTTTGTGTGTTGTTGTATTATTTGCATCTCTTGATCTAGGGTCTTTTACTTTACCTTTTAAATTAGGTGTATCTCTTAACATTGGTGCAAGTCTATCTTTTGAAAAAGATTGTGCCATTTCTAAAGTTGG